GTGAAGCGATCGATGAACAGCAGGTGGTCGCTGGTGGTGATGTGCGGCGTGATGACCTTGGCCTCAGCGGGCACCGCGAAGGTGCTGCGGAACGCCTGGCTGAAGGCCTTGCGGACGTCGGCTGGCATGCAGCGGATCATCTCGACCGCGGCTGAGATCTCCTCTGCCGACAGCTGGCGAGGCTCGGGACCGGCGGGCTGTGGAGCGGCGGCTGGTGGTGCAGCAGGCTCGGGGGTGACAGCTGCTGGTGGTGCAGCGGCAGGCTCGGCAGGCTCGGGCGCAGCAGCGGGCTCGGGAGCAGTGGGCTGTGGAGCGGTGGCACTCTCCAGCGCCAGGCCCACCAGCCCCGCCAGGAGCCGGGCGGCCACAGCCTGGATGTCGGTCGCGTCATCGACGAGCGCTCGGCTGTCGATCTCCGCCGCGCCATGGCGCAGCGTGACCCGGACCTCCCCGGGCCAGTAGGTCAGCACGTAGCACAGCCCGGCCTGCCATGCCGGCGCAGCCGCGGTCAGCACCGCCGCCAGCTGGCACGGCACAGGAGGGCAGGCGCACAGCTGCTGCTGAACGGCGCTCAGCACACGGCTCAGCGCCGCATCCTGCTCGGCTCGGTCGCGGGCAATCAGATAGGTAGAAGAGTCCATAGAGGTGGAGCGAGACCGCGGGGGCCGCGGCTGAGCAGGACCCTACCGCTCCGCCGACCGCGGCAGGCAGTTGTTGCGAGTTGCGACTGCGGCCGGCGCAAGCCTGTCACCCATGCGCTACGTTCCCGTGCATCGGGAGCGATCCCGACCACTCACATGCACACATGGACTTCACCAATTCCCTGATCCACCTGGGCTACGTCGTTGATGCTGGCGCCCGCGTTGCGACTGCAATGCAGGCGATTCGCGAGCGCTACAGCGATGACGAGTGGGACGCCATCGAGGAGGCCCACCCGGTCATCGCCGAGCTGGTCAACGCCTGCACGGAGCTGGAGGACTGCCTGGAAGGCAACGGGCCCTGACCCCTCCCACGGCCCGCCGGGAGCCCATCCCGGCATCGATCCCACCCACTCACGCAGGACCCATGCCCGAATCCTCCGCAGAGAAGCAGCGCCGCCGCCGCGCAAGGCTGCGAGGCCTCATCCCCGCCATCGAGGCCTGCTCCAGCTGCGGCACACCCGTCCGAGGGCCCCATGGGCCGCTGTGCTCGCGCTGCTGGATCCGCACCACCGAAGGCCGCGAGTGGCAGCGGCTCCGCATGCAGGCATTCCGCAGGAGCAGGCGGAATGTTGCGTGATGCGACAGACGCCTCCACGGGCCTGTCACCCGTGCGCTACATTGCTGTGCATCGGGAGCGATCCCGACCACCACTCACCCCACTACTCCCATGAACTCCACCGCTATCACCGCTGCCACCACCCTCCGCGCTCTCCCTTGGGGCGCCTACATGGCCCGCACCGCCGCAGGCCTGCGCGCCTGCTGGATCGCCGCACAGCTGCTCGCCATGGCGGTCGCCATCGGGGCCGCCATCGCCTACGAGCACCGGCAGCAGATCCGTGATGCCGCCATCGCGGCCGTCGCTGCCGTCGTCGTCGCCGCGCAGGCCACCTACCACGCGGGGCGCGTCGCACGCCGCATGTGGGATCAGCTGGTGGCCTTCAGCGAGCGCATGGGCCGCTGGTACTCCTCGCTCCTCGTGGGCACCACCACCGCTCCTGCCGCGGCCGCTCCGGCGGTGCTGCCCACCGCTCCGGTGACCGCTCCTGTGGCGCTGCCCGCCGCTCCTGTGGCCGCTCCTGTGGTGGACTTGTCGAGCATGAGCTGCGCCGAGCTCCGGCAGCTGCTCGGGGTCAAGCGCCGCATCTCCAAGGCAGCCCTCCTGCAGCTCGCTGCCAAGGCCATCGCCTGACGTCCCCACGGCCCGCCGGGGGCCCGAACTATCCGGAATTTCCGGATGGTTGAGCTTTCCGACGTCCCCACGGCCCGCCGGGAGCCCATCCCGGCATCGACCACCACCCACCCACACCACACAGGACCCATGCGCCGCCCCAGCCGCTCCAGCCGCCCCACGCCCTTCCTGAGCCACGTGCTCGCCTGCCTCGCCTACTGCGGCCTCTGGGCTGCCTTCGCCTGGTGCCTGCTCGCCACGCTCGACGACATGACCCGTCGGGATTGCCAGCTCGGCATCCAGGCCGCCTGCGCTGATCTCCGGCGCTAGTCAGCCGGCAGGTCCTCCAGCCACAGGTTGCTCGTATCCCACGCATCAGTCGCCTGCAGCAGCGCCATCCGAGGGGCATCCCGGAGGCGTTGCTGCAGGCTCTCCTGTTGCTCTGCAGTCAGCAGGTCCCATGGCGTCCGCACGAACGCACCTGGTCCTGCTGTCCAGCAATCCCGCCACCCACCGATCGTCCAGCTCGGCACCATCGCGGACGGTGGGCGCGCCAGCAGCAGGCCCTCGACCTCCTCCAGCTCGCCACCCTGTCCACGCGTCGCCATCACCAGCCACCAGCCCGACGCGGTGGCGACCGCTGATGACGTGTCCCAGTGCAGCACCTCGATCGGCTCCGCTCCGCAGGCGATCAGCCGCAGCAGCCCCGCGATGATCGGCGCTGCAGGCGACCGAGGCTCAGGCAGCGGCATACAGATCGCACTCGGCGGCGAACACAGGCCCATCCAGATGGACCTCCGGGAACCCAAAGGAGCACACGCCGCGGTTCGCCCACCAGTGCTGGCAGTCGTGGCAGCTGCGACCCATGTGCCGATCCGGGCGCTCGACCTCCTGGTGCGTCACCCCCAGCCGGGCCTTGCGCACGGTCTCGCGACTGCAGCCATGGCGCCGCGCCAGCTCCGCATTGCAGGTGCTGAGCGGCGCCGCCACGATCTGCTCGACCGCCTCGACCGTCAGCGCCAGGGCTGTGGTCGAGGGCCTGGAGATGCCCACCTCAGCACGGATGCGCTTGACCGCATCCCGCGAGATGCCGTACTGCCTGGCCAGCTGCTGATGGCTGAGATCAGGCGATGCGGCTGCGACATCCTGCCGGATGTCCTCCGGAATCGGTCGCCACGAGCGGATCTGGTTGTCAACCGTCACCGCCTCGCCAGCGGTCTTGGTCGCCCAGCTGACGCCGCATTCCCGGCACTTGTACCTGCGCCGGACACTGCCGTCCTTGTTGGTCCGGGTCTCGACCACGCCGGCCTTGGTCGATCGGCAGTGAGGGCACGCCATCGGCTCAGTGCGCATCTCTACCAGTCTCCCCACCACCAGTCGCCCCAGAACGTGCAGCTGCTGCATGTCTGGTGCATGTCGGAGTTGATCCAGTGGAAGCGGCCAATCCGGCCGCCCCCACTGCCGATCCAAAAGGGCCGGGCCATCACTGCACCCCCCGCGCGGGTGCCGTTGCGGTGGTCGTGGATGTTGATGGCGGGAATGGCCATGGCTCAGCACGCAGACGATCAACCAATCGCTGCAGATACCAGGCTGCCTTCCCCGCATCCTGCGCTGCATGGCCCTTGTGGTGGAGCCTGAGCAGGTACTTGAGGGCCGTGCCGTGCAGGTGAGCCGCCACGGGATCGGGGCAGCCGGCGATGGCTGCTTCGATCACGTCGATGGCCTCCACCGGCCCGTACGTGTAGTGGGGTGGGTGGTTGACAGGATCCGACATGGCAGCGGGTGGGTTGGCGAGGAATTGGCCGGTGCCGGCGGCGAACACCTGCCAGGTGTCCGGCTCGGTGGGGTGAAGCTGCCAGGGCATCACTGCACCTCCCCCGCGGCGCGAGCGGCACGGGGCGGCTCGGTCTTCATCTCCTCCACCACCTTGCGCCAGGCCTCCAACCGATCGGGCGCCATGGCCTGACCAGACTGCAGCGCGGCGAACTCCGCATCCCAGGCCCTGGCGAAGCCCTTGGCCCTCTCCAGGCCCCCCATGCAGCTGCCGAGCGACAGCGCCGTCGGGATATGCGTCAGCCGCCAGTAGCCCCGGACCGGATCGAAGCTCACCTCGCCATCCTCTGGGTCGATGCGCAGCGGCTTGTGGATGGCGATGCCTTGGCCGGCCCAGTGCGGCCTGATCTGGATGACCCGCTCGCCTCTGGTGCGAGTCGTCAGGCGGATCGAAACGGTGCGAGCCATCAGATGAACCCCACCCACGAGGTCCGGCTGTCGACGATGCCGCTGCCCAGGAACGCGCCTCGGAGCTGAGCGATCAGGTCAGAGCCGGCCAGCACCTCCGTGCCGGTCGCCGTCTGCCGGAAGGTGTACCGCAGGCCCCGGGCCAGGATCAGCTGGTCGCGCTGGGCCAGGCTGAAGTCGGTGATCGCCGCATAGCCGCTGGCGCCATCGCCCAGGTATCCCCCGGCCAGCACGAACCGATCGGCCCCGCGGCCGCCAGTCAAGGTGTCGACCTCGTTCCTGGCGCTGGCGCCCAGCTGGTGGCCGATGATGATGTCGTCGCCATCGCCGGCAGAGATCGTGTCGTTGCCGCCCAGGCCGATCAGGAGATCAGCGCCAGAGCTGCCCGTGATGCGGTCGCGGGTTGATGTTCCGAGTTGGATGTTCATGGTGAAGATCAGATGAGTTGAGCTATCAATGATGGCCCGCCAGCGCTGCCAGCGGGCCGCTGAATCACCGGCTGCCGTCCAGCTTCGGCGCCTGCTTGCCCGCACGCCTCAGCACCCGCAGCTGCTGCTGTGCTCCCTGCGCTGATGCCGCAATGAACGAATGCACGTTGATCCGGTTCTGGTGCTCACGCCTGGCGCTGCTTGTCATCTTCGATTCATCCACAGCTCGCACCAACCTATTGGTGGCACGTTGATGCCGTCGCAGTCCAGAGAATGCCTGGTCGTTCAGGTATGCGCTGGCTTTGACATCTGTCAACACATTGATGCACCCACCTGCAGTGTTCATCACCAGCGGTGGCAGATCAGCCTGGATGCGATCGCGCTCCAGCCACTGCACCACCCGCTGCAGCACCAGCGACAGCCTGGCGGCCTTGGTGGTCTCCTCATCGCCATGCTGCAGCAGCCAGCCCTTGTAGGTCTCCTCACGCCTGGCGATGAACCAGTTCCAGGCCAGCTCGGCAGGGATCGTCTGGCCCTTGTACAGGGTCGCAGCATCGATCGACGCAATGATTGGCGGCTTCATCAGGCCACCTCCATCTCGTCAAGCTGAGTCACGCAGAACCGACCATTGGCCGGCCGCCACGTGCCCAACCCCTCAGCGATGCCGGCGCGATCCAGGATCTTCGCCAGCGTCTGCGGATCGATGATCTCGTCATTGACCAGCAGCCGGTACGTCGCCGACCACTGCGGCACCCGCAGGCGGACCGCCATCGTGCCGCGGCCAGTCGGTGCAATCGACACGAACCGAGCATCGTCGTACATCAGCTCCGCATCGCGCGGGCCGTCGTACAGCAGCTCCGCATCGTTCTCGACCACGATCGCCCGCTTCGTGTCCTTGCCCAGCTTCCAGGCGGTCGCGCCATCCCGGATGCAGCGCTGCAGGTTCTGGGCCGGCAGCAGCGGATCACCGAATCCCGTGAACCGGCTGTCGCCATCCAGGCGGGGCCCATAGACGAACTCACCCTCGGCGCCCCAGTAGCCGGAGAACAGCCAGTGCAGGCGCCGCAGGGCGTGCTCGTTGCGGTTCTTCTTCAGGCCGGTGAACCACTTGATGGCCTCGGCATAGGGGCCCAGTGGATCAACGGTGCATGGATTGCTGCAGATGAGAGGGCGCGTGCCCTCAATGGTCAACTCAAATCGACGGAAAGCCATAGATGTTCCTCGTGGGATGTAGATGGGGGCTCCAGACGGAGCCCCTCGGTGGTTGGCGCTGCGGCGCGCGGCGAAGCGAA